TTGGGATTAAAGACGGCGTAATCGAACAGTAATAGCGGCGCTCCACAGGGAACAGTAGAAGATGAAAAGCCCGATCCTAGACACTCGCAAAGAAGTCATGAGCGAGATCATTCGAAGCTACACCGGTGGACGTGAAGCCGCCGCTGCACGCCTGGGACTCAAGCTCAAAAAGTTCGACAACCATGCCTACGAAAACGCGGGATGCAGCCCACTCAGTGACTCGCACATTTTCCTGCTTGAGCAGGATTGCGGAACGCACCACTTCCCCAACTACGTCGCGTCAATGTACGGCGGAATTTTTGTACCAATGGCCGATCCGGAGACGCTGGACAACGTCGAGTTGTACGCCCGATCAGTTCAGGTTTCCGCAAAGCGCGGATGCGTTGACCAAGCTATCGCAAAGGCTCTTGAGGACGGTTCGATCAGCGAAGAAGAAGCCGAGTTGATCATGAACGCCCACAACCACCATATGGCAGCAAGGCACGCCGAAGTACTTGCCGCGATCGATCTCTACCGCGCCAAATCGGGGAAAGCACAATGACCAATCAGCCTGCACTACAGGAATATCAGGACATGCTCAAAGCCGCAGCGTTGGTCTTTCTTGAGCGTCACCAATGCGAACACCTGAGCGACGACCAGCAGCTGCTGAAACGCGCAGTCCAACACCTGGTTGCCGACTTTGACGTGCTGACTCCTACCGCCGAAAAAATGGTTCACCTGGCCTACAGCGATCTGTCTGTAGCCAGCGATCGGCAGCGTCTGGATGTTCTGACCAGCACGCCTACTCACACCGTTATCACGGACACAGGCACCGGTGAGGCGTGGGCCATCCCCGTCAGCCTGATCTATGAACGCATTCTGAACGCACCGGACAACGGGCGTTTCCGCATCACCACTCCGTAACACCCAACCCCAAAAAATCCCGATCCCCCATTCTCGTGGGTTTGGGTGAGCTGCGCCCGAAATTGAGGTTTGACGATGGAAAACGCCCTGAACATCCACGCAAAGCTGCCGCCGGAACAGGCTCAGGCACTCCTGGCCAACCTGCGCGAACAGTACCGTCTCAGCCTCAATGACCTTTGGTACGCAGACCAATACCGCTTTATCCCCGAAGGCCTGCGTCACGGTTCGATTCTCGCCAACTGCCCCGTGATGGCTGCTCAGAAACATCTGATCGGCGCCCTCTCCCACTGCCTTAAGAAAGTGAAGTAACCATGAAAGAGCAACTGCGCGTCGACGTGCTTAAGCGCCTGCAAAACGATTACGGACTTAAGCAACGGTCAGACGCCCACTACATGCGCGGCGGAACTTGCCCGAAGTGCCGGCAGAAAACGCTGTACACCCGCATTCAGGCTCCGTGGCTGGTGATATGTGGCAGACCCGAGAAATGCGCCCACACAATGCATGTGAAGGAACTGTACGACGATCTGTTTGAGGACTGGAGCAAGCGCGCACCGATAACCGATCAAGATCCCAACGCTACTGCCCGTGCTTACCTGGAGTTCGCTCGGGGCTTCAACATTCAGTTGATCCAAGGCTGGTTCACCCAGGAAAGCTTCTACTCAGTCGAACACAACGCCGGCAGCGCGACGGTTCGCTTTGCGTTGGAAAAAGGCGGTTGGTGGGAGCGCCTGATCGACCGACCGAGCCGCTTCGGCAAGATGAAAGCGCGCTTCAAATCGAAGGACAGCTATCGAGGTGTTTGGTGGTGCCCGCCCTGCGTGGATCTGCTCGAAGCCAAAGAAATCTGGATTGTGGAAGGCATATTCGACGCGATTGCCTTGGTGCATAACGATATCGCAGCCGTATCCGCCATGTCTTCGAATGCGTTCCCGGAGGAATCCCTACGGGCGCTCATTCGTGACCGTGAGGGGAAGCTGCCGAAGCTGGTCTGGGCGCTGGACAACGAACCAGGTGCACATGCCTATACCAAACGCTGGGCCAAGCAGGCGCGAGCGCTGGGATTTGTTTGTGAGGCCGCGCAGATCCCTCTCCGTGACGGACGGAAGACCGACTGGAACGACCTGCATCAACGCTGGGGCTTTATCGACGACGAAAGCGAACGCGCTGACCAAATTGCCGCTGACCTCAAACAGGTACGTCACCAGGGCGCGCTGCTGTTGGCAGAGAGTGCCGCCGAGAAAGCCTTGCTGATGTACGACTGGAACAAGCGCGGTGAATTTCACCTGGGCTTCGGTAGCCGCCTGTACTGGTTCAAGTTGGACATGGAGAAGTTCAACCGGGCGATGCAGGACATCGAGGACAGCGAGAACCACGACGACCAATTGCTCAACCAGTCGCAACAGCGCGAGAAGGCTCTGCAGCAGTCAGGCAGCGTCGTCGAGATCGCCAACTGCTACCCACAGGCGCTGTACTTTCAACGCAACGAAGTCACCGACGAATCCTGGTACTACGTGCGTGTGGACTTCCCTCACGACTCAGAAAGCGTGAAGAACACCTTCACCAGTGGTCAGCTATCAGCGGCCAGCGAGTTCAAAAAACGCCTGCTCGGCATGGCTGCCGGTGCCATGTACACCGGCAGCGGCCAGCAGCTGGACAAGCTGATGAAGGATCAACTTTTTGGCATCAAAACCGTGTCCACGATCGACTACGTGGGCTACAGCAAGGAATACGGCTGCTACGTTTTTGGGGATCTCGCCATCAAGGATGGCACGATCTACAAAATCAACAGCGAGGACTATTTCGAGTTCGGAAAACTGCGGCTGAAATCGCTGCAGAAAGGCGTGCCGATCAAGCTGCAGCGTGACGGGAAGGACTTTAACGAGCAGTGGCTGCAGCTGCTGTGGACATGCTTCGGCGCCCAGGGTCTGGTCGCACTGGTGTTCTTCTTCGGTTCGCTGTTCTGCGAGCAGATCCGGGCGCGCTATCAGTCCTTCCCTTTTCTGGAAGCCACCGGCGAGGCCGGCGCCGGCAAAACCACCTTGCTTAACCTGCTGTGGAAACTGCTCGGCCGCGAGGGGTACGAAGGCTTCGACCCAATGAAGTCGACGAAAGCCGGTCGTTCGCGGTTGATGGGGCAAGTCGCAGGTATGCCTGTCGTATTCCTCGAAGCCGATCGGCACAGCGAGGATCGCTCTCACGCCAAAACCTTCGAATGGGACGAGCTAAAGGATTACTACGGCGGCGGCACCTTGGCCACCAAGGGTGTGAAGACTGCCGGCAACGAAACCTACGAACCACCGTTTCGCGGCACGATCGCCATCAGCCAGAACGCGGCCGTGGTCGCCCATGAAGCGATCATGACCCGGATCGTGAAGCTGCACTTCATCCGGCCGACAGTGACGCCGCAAAGCCGCGCTGCAGCGGACAAACTGAACGCCTTGGACGGCGGCACGCTCAGCCACTTCCTGATTCGGGCCGTCAGCAAAGAGTCAGCCGTCCTCGAGCTTTTCGCCCAGCGCATGCCCGAACACGAAGCCAAGCTGCGCCGGCTGCACACCCACTGCTTCGACTGCGGAACCGAGTTCCCAAGCGAACAAGGTAACTGCCGCAGTTGCGGATCCGACCTGCGCGGATACATCCGTGTGGAGCGGATCAGCAAGAACCACGCGCAGTTGCTTTCGCTACTCGATGCCCTGCGCCTGGTTCTGAAACTGGACGAACCTCAGGTAGCGGCGACCCAGCGGCAGATCGTCCGAATGGCGATCGAGCGCCAAGCCTCAATCAGCTCCGACCACCCGGCCGTTGCCGAATTCTGGGAAGTCTACGACTACCTCGAATCGCTCAATGATGACCCCTTGGTCGACCACAGCAGCGACCCGAGCGTCATTGCGATCAACCTCAACGAATTCAGCGAGCGAGCCGCCGAACACAAACAGAAGCTGGCCGACGTGGCCACCCTGCGCGACCTGCTGAAAGAGTCACGCTCGCACAAGTTTCTGGAAGCAAATAAAGCCGTACACAGCGCAGTCCGCGCAGCGATGAACAGCAGAACACCCTTGGCGCCGGGCCGTCCCACAACGGTCAAGTGCTGGATCTTCAAAGCGTGAAAAAGAGGCTACACCGATGCAAATCCAAGTCTTTATGGGTACTGCCGGCGACGGCAACACGAACAAGCTGCAGGAGATCATCGATCGCCTGAATGCACTGGGGAAGAGCCAGCCGGTGATTCAAGCCGGGGCTTACGGCGAGGATGGGCTGCTGCAGATTCTTGAAGTTCGTGCTGCAGGTGGCCAGCGCGAAATCCTGGTGGACTCATGCAGCCCACAGCAGATTTTGAGCGTACTGGAATGGCAATCCTGTACCGAGGAAGACCCGAACTACGCGGACCTGATTATTCACCTGGCCCGTCGGGACTGACGGAATAGAAGCGATGTCGAGGAGTTGCAGCTCCCCGACATCAACCACCACTGAGGGCAACACCATGGAAGCAACGCACCAAAGCAGCAGTGATTCAAAGGCTAACACACTCAACAACAGTGACCCGCATGCACGGCATCTGATGGCTATCAGAATCGTAGGCACAGCGCTGTTTGATTATCGCGTACGGAAAACTGAAGCAGCGCGGATCCGGCTTGAATGCCTTACGACTTTCGCCAAGGAGTTGGGCGACATCAATGCGGCAGAGTTCGCTGTTGTCGCTCAACTACTGGCAAGCAAATCAACATCAGACCGCCCCCCAATTGATCGAACTTACTCACTCGAAGGTATCGCACTATGAAAACGCTGTTTGTACTGATGGCCCAATACAATGGCCAAGTGGTAATTCCCCTGGATCGAGTGTGCCAGGATTATTTCACGCACCTGACAACGGATATGTTTCAACGCAAAGTGGGTGCCGGGCAGATAAAGCTCCCGATTACTCGCATGGAGCCGAGCCAGAAAAGTGCGAAAGGTGTTCATATTGCAGACCTGTCGGCCTACCTGGATGAACAGCGCGCTGCAGCAGTCAAAGAAAGTAATCAACTGAATAGCGCGCCGCGCAGCAGCTAATTCAGTTCAACGTTTTGGCGCCCAGTTTTACGGGCGCCTGCAGGATGCGCTCGAACCATTCCCAAATTGCATAGATATCCCCTCGCCCGCGCAAGTGGGTATAACGGCGCATTGAGTTCCAGTCTCGATGGCCCGACACGCTCGCCACTCGCGGAATATCCCAATCCATTTCAAAAAGACGACTGACGCCTTCGTGGCGCAAATCGTGAAA